TTTGGGTATAATCAATTCTGGTGCAACGGAATTCACTCTGAATAATGTAAATATGCGTCAGTTGTGCCGTTCAATGTGGGATAAATATAAGAAGTTCAATATATTTTTAACAACAGCAATAAGTCAGTTGGCAACAATACAAACGACAAACCAAGCATATATTTTACAAATGGAGGGGTTGAACTTTATTAATCAAACAGCATATATAACAAGCACAGGTCAAACGCAAACGGCAACATTAGGGGCGGTCACGATGTATGGGTCGACCCAACCGTCATATACATATCAATCGGCGCTCGCAACAACATTTTATCGAGACCAAGATTTTGTCAATTTAACGCTGAAAGCGGTGCTCCTTGCTCCTGGAACGGCATTTACATCAAATCCGCTGAACTGTAATTTCGGCTTCACAATCGTAGGAGTTGAAGAGGATGAAGACCAAGCAAAACAATTTACAGAAAACTGGATGCCTATTGCTTAGACGAAAATATCCGAATCCTTAATGTTGCCGATGTCGTGAGCGTGGTAGGCGTCAATAGCAGCAGCAAGACCGATTTTTTTGGGGTCGCCAGTAAGCAAAGCGGGAATGATTTTTCTGGTATGTGGGTTAGGAAGCGTTTTAAGATTCTTAGAACCAGCAGAGGCAAGTGAAACGATGTCACCAGCAGACCTATAGACATTCTGGTTGCCTTTGACCTTTTGCCCGATGGTTTGACCTGGGTCCAATGCAAACACCTTGTCGGACTTCTTGGCGATGTCCTGTACAATTCGGCCGCCAAGTGAATGGCCGGTGATTGCCGTTTCAGCGGGAGCATACTTGGCTTTGGCTTTTTTCAATGTTTCGTCAGCCTGTTTGTATCGGTCGGTATCTTTAAACCCGCCTACAATGTTCTCGTATCCCCGCTCAAACTTTTTTCTCCAAGATGAAGGAAGCAGGGTTTCAATACCCCGCTCCAAGGGCTTGCCGATTGCTTTGATGCCTTTGCCGATAGTGCCACCCAATGCCAATTTAGCATCTACATTGACCCAGTCATTTAACGATTGAGACCCAGTGACATTGTAGAGAAGCTTCTTGGTTTCTGGATTGAAATAAACTTGCTGATTCTCATTGCTCAGCTTTTTGTCAATCTGATAACCATATTTTGCCATTTCTCTCCCTTGTTTATTTTGAGGTAAATAGCCAACCCGTAAAGAATCGTAAAGAGACACACCAGGACGGTTTGAATTGGGGATAGCATTCATAGATATATAATGGAATTATATATTTATTGTTCTTTCTTGGCTAAAATCTCCTCTAACGGTGTTCGCTTGGTTGCTTCGCGATGCCAATCTTCAACCATATAATAGAGGGAAGGAAATTGCTTCAAGAGTCCAGGAAATGCTCTCTCAAACAAGCGTTCGTAATATTCAATGTGAAGATGCTCGTTGACACCGAACCGTTCTGGGCCATAAGTAAAGTCAGCCTCTATTAGTTTATATACCAAACTATCTGGCAAGTTTTCTAAATCAATGGTATATTCTCTTTCATTTTCAATTACAAAGTCGGACATATATTTTTTAAGTAGACAAAAAATTGCGGTCATCGTCCAAATAAGCATTAATGGCATCTAAATACCCTTTTGCGTTTCTAATATTTGTATCAGGTTCAAAATCCTCTTTAGCTGCTAATTGTAAATAATAAGATATTTTCTCCTGTGATGTGTTTCTGGCCTGTGGAGGTGGTCCAAGCCCAAGAGAAGTTCCTCTTTCGGCACGCTTTTTAATTGCAGGTGTCGCATATTTACTGGGTGCTTTAATAATTGGTTGAACAGGTTGGAAAGGCTGACCACCTCCACCACTTGTAGGAATACCTTCTTCCTCTCCGCTTTCAGCAAAAAACTTAGTTTGAATAGCAGGAGTTGCCATGGGTCCACCCTCATTCAAAGTTTCAGTGAAAGTTTCTTCCTGGATGTCAGGCAAAAAAATTGTACTTGATTGAGCAAAAGGGTCGGTTCTTTGTCCAGCGCCTGGGTCTTGTGCGCCTCTAAAACGCTCTAATATAGGATTCATAATACCACCGAGCCGTGTTATATCGGCAAACCTTTGTCCCTGTTGAGCTTCAATATCAGCCAAACGCTGTTGTTGTACTTCGGCTCGTAAAGCGGCAATCCCCGCATTATTCCTTTCTTGAATATCCTCTATTTCTTGCTGGCTCATACCGGGTTTAATCTGTCTCAACGCAAACAGATTGGGGTCGCCCCGCCCGGGTTCTCCTCTCAGTGTTTTTACATAACCAACCATGTCACTATCTTGACGCATATCAGCAGGAAGTTTAGAGGATTTTCTCTTTTTGGGTTTACTCTTGAAAACGCCAAGTTTAGCTAACTGGTCGAGCATTTTAACCATAGAATCTGTTTTAACAGAAACATGATTGTAATTCGTATTTGAAAGCTTTGACATATATTGTCTAACGATATATTAAATGAGCATAAATAATTTGGATTTCACAAGCTACAATTACTTGACAAACCAGTCAGCAATAAATGCTTACGAAGTCAATACAGAAGTTTTGACTAAATCGCCGAATCCAGATATTACGAATATTGAGTTCAATCAATTGGATGGAATACATACGAATGAAACTATTCAAGACCAAATAGATGGTATTATTGCGGGGCTTCAAGCGGTGGGATACTGGGGGTCTTTTTGGAGCAATGTGACGCAAACGAATGCTGGGTCAACAAGCAGAAACTTAATGACAGTAAATAATAGCGACCCTAGCAACAATGGGGTAGTAATAGGAACGACATCGTCGCAAATAAAAGTGCTACATGATGGAGTATATAATATTCAATTCTCGGCACAACTGGAAAAAACGGATTCAGGCAAAGATGAAGTGGATATTTGGTTTCGACATAATGGAATAAATGTGTTTGATTCAAATAGTATTTTTAATTTAGATGGAAATAATGCGAAACTAATTGCGGCATTGAACTACATGATATCTCTCAAAGCAAATGATTATATTGAGATTGCGTGGTCGTCCGCAGATACAGCAGTGCAATTACATTATCAAACTGCAAATGTGAGTCCAGTAAGGCCATCAGTGCCAAGTGTAATAATAACAGTCCAACAAGTGGCAAATGTATTGGCGGGGCCTACAGGAGCAACAGGACCAACAGGACCCTCTGGAACAAATGGAACAAATGGAACAAATGGAGCAACGGGAGCAACTGGACCCACAGGACCATCGGGAGGACCCACAGGAGCAACAGGACCAACCGGACCATCTGGCGGACCCACAGGACCCACAGGACCTGCGGGTTCCAATGGTTCGAATGGAGCAACAGGACCAGCAGGACCAGCAGGTGATGGACCAGTGGCGTATTCGGCATTAGCATTGGCAACTGCAACGGCAGCGACACTAACAGGATATATTACCACCAACAATGCGTCACAGGCGGCACAAGATGCGATAATTGCTACAAACACGGCAGATATCGCCACAGATGAAGCACGCATCACAACATTAGAAGTGAAAACACAAGACCAGTCGTGGGGAACATTAACAGGCACAACATTTTCAAGGAGAGTTCAAGTTACCAATACAGACCCAATAACAACCCCAGGAACTAATGCGGTTTATTTGGGGTCAGCAGAAGCATCAACATTTCTCTATGGGTTATCAACATCAAGCACTTTAATTAGCACAGCAGGGACATCGCAAATGTCGTCGTTGGTTGTGAATAATACTTTTGAAGTCACCAATGATGCAACCATTACCGCGGGTGAAATGTATATTACACGAACCCTACTTTCTTCGCAAAAGAAACTGGTTCTTTATGATAATAACACAGGCAATGATTATGACTATTTGGGGTTTTGGACTGACAGCGGAGCTACAAGTCGTAAGTTTTTAAATGCGGAAATAGATGGTAATGCGAACTCGGCGTTTCAATGGTATTATGGAGATGGATTAGGATTGTCCAGAACCCTGATGAAATCAATGAATCAAACAATAGAAACCAGTTTTATTCCAACATCAAAGTTTCTTAAATCTGCCGGAGCATCGCAGGAAATTGCACTTGTAAGAGATTCAGCAAATAGCAAAGTAAGAATAGATATGATTGGTGATACTAATGGTGTTACTGATTTTGACGGGCAAATCATACAAGAACAGGGAAACGGGATTGATAACAATAGAGGAACAATGACTATTCAATCTGGGGCTTTGGAGTTGAACTCATTGTTGTCGGGTATTCAAGCAACATCCACAGGTTCAACAACGATTCAATCAGGGACAACTATGAATATAATAAGTGGAAGCACTACAACTTTGACTAGTGCAACAACAACCCAAATCAATTCAACATTCTTGGACATTAATGCGTCAAATAATATCACAATAGACACGCCGGAAACAACCACGATAAATTCAAAATCAATTACTCTTGAATGTACTTTGCCTGGTGGAGTCAATGGTATTTTATTAAAAACCAACGACCAATTTAATGAGATTAAATTGAATACTCTTGAACTTGGTAGTGACATCGTTTTACAAGCAGATGAGGCAGATATAAAATTGACTACAGTTGGCGCAGCCACAAATATTTTGTTAACAGCAGCAACAGAAGTAGATATTAGTTGTTCTACATTAGACCTTAATGCCAGCACGACGGCAACATTGGACGCCCCAACAATCACAATAACAAGCACAGGAAAACTTACTGTTGGTTCAGGAGCAAATGAAACAGAAATTAATTGTGGCTTATTAGACATTAATGCTTCTGGAGATATCACGATGAACGGAGAAACAATAGCAATAACAGCAACAGGGGCGGGGAATGATATTCGTCTGCAAGCGACAGATGATTTGGAAACAAATACAAATCAAATTACTTTTACAACAACCAACACAACGGCTACGGGTATGACGCATTTTAGCGCAATTACTACGGGAGCAGCAGATACAAATCTGAGGAATCCTAACGCTACAGGATATTTAATGCGACTTTCGCAAACGGCAACAGGTGGTCTAACTCTTAAGGGTGTAGATAATGGCTCAAATATAATCACGTCAAATGGAGCAGCATCTACTTTGTCATTAAATAGCGACGGTAACACGATAATAGCAAGTGTGAAACAAAGTGAGTTATCCTCAGGAACAGGATATGATTTTAATATAGATGGAGGGCAAGATGTAAATATTACAGCATTGGCAGGAGATATACGACTTAATGCTACAAGTAATATTACAATCACGCCAACAGGCGACCTTGATATAACAGGAACTACAAATATAAACACCACTGGAGGAGAAGCAACAAGCATCGGCAATACAAGTGAATTACTTACTTTAACAGGTCAGACTATTGACTATAAAGTTGCTAGTGCTGGAGCATTCTTTTTTTATAACAACGCAGTCCAAAAATTAAGAATTTCAAGTATTACTGCAGAATTTGCAACTGCTATAACAACGGATTCTACGCTTGTTGTTTCAGGAGCATCAACTTTTACCGGTGGTTTCACTAGCAATGCCTCATCAAGTATGAATCACAATTTTTTATTACAGCAGAACACTTATCCACCAACAAGCACTTCTGCTTTGGGTTACACGGATACAGAAACAACAACAACAAATCCAATGTCTAATACCCTTGCTGAAAGAAGCAATTTTGATTTACCATCAAAAGGAATGTGGTTGGTTATCTGTGGTTTTGAATTTTCATCTGGAACAACAAATATAATACAATTTAAACAAGTAGTTCTATCTAAAACAACCGCAAGTGCGACGCCTGCTGCTAATGGATTACAATATCAAGAACAATTGAATGATAATGCAGGCGCAGTAGAAATAAGACAGCAATACACAATCACAGGTGTAGTTACTGCTACTGCTGCTACAACCATTTATGTGAATGCTCGCTCAACTGTTGATTCTGGAACACAGACAAAGTTGATTACAAATGTTAGTTGGACCCGCATCGGATAAATTAAAATCTTCGTATCCTCTATAATGTCTACCTTTTCCTTTATCAAACCTCGGAATGGACTTTGGAAAGAAGCAAAGATTGCCAAAGTCCATGCGCGTATTCTTGACGCAATAACGAATCTGCCCGCAGAGATTCGTGAGAACAGACACAATATGGAATTGGTTTCCCTTGTGTGCAATATCATTGAGAACTCTGGAATTAGCAATGGTGATAAACCAGACAAACTTAAAATCGATAAGAAGGTGTTGCTGATACAGGTTTATAAATCCCTTTATGGAAACCTCTCACCGACTGACATAGACACGCTACAAAAAAATTGTGAGTTTCTCTGGGATAATGGTCATATTATAAAACACCCAGCGTGGAAGTTATGCGGGTACTGTGTTATTGATTGGTTCAAAAAAAAGGTTGTTTGAATAATCCAGTCGATAAAAGACAAATGCTTTGAATACATCCAGGACTATTTAGTCAATCGTTTCTTAAAACAAGTCAACGCATCTCGTGCGGTTGTTATTGCTGTAAATACTATAATGTCGTTTGATGCTTACTATGCTATCCGGTCTTTGCTTGGATACTATGGGTTGAACAAGTTCATTAATGTGGTGTTCTGGTTCTCTATATTGATGTAGGGGGCGAAGCCCCCATAGCGGGGCGGAGCCCCGCGTGGCGAACGGAGTGAGCCACACACACACAACTGCCACACTGAAACCAGTGTGGCGGTTTATCTATGACAGATTAAACTGATTTTCAGTGTGGGGTGCCACACAGGCGCAATTAAACCCCAGTTTAAGGGGGGGTCGGCCTTTATTAAAATATTTTAATAAAGGCCGACCCCCCCTTAAACTGGGGTTTAATTACTCAAACTGTACTATTCCGCTCTGCTCGCACTGGAAAATCAGTTTAATTTTACATTCCGCACTTGTTCGCTCTGGGTTCAGTGTGGCGTGTTCGCTTCGCTCACGCGGGGGCTTCGCCCCCTGTTTAATCTTAAAGTGAAAAGGTTTAAACACAAGTTTAATCTTTAGCTATAGTATAATGGACTTCACCGACCAACTCAAAAGCAACAAACCCAAAATTAGCGCTGGCTCATTAAAGACATACAACAGTTTGCTCCGCTCCATTTACAAGGGCGCATTCGGTGCCAATGAGAAACCTGATGCCACACTGTTCACCAAACGCTATGGCAAGGTGCTCGACCACCTCAGTGAGAAGGCGGCGAACACAAGGAAGACATACCTCGCTGCGCTCGTGTGTATCGCACCAACCGTCGAGCCATACAAGACAGAGATGATGTCTGATATCAAATCATACAGAGAGGACACAAACAAAGGTGAGCTCACTGACAAACTGGAAGAGTCTGCCATCACAGCTGATGAGATACGCAACATCACCGCTGCTCTCAAACAGAATGCCGACGCGCTATTCCAGAAAAAGACCCACAGGGTTCCCGACCTGATGGAGATTCAAGAGTATATAATAATGTCGTTATACAACGGCCATGTCGTTCCACGCCGCTCGCTCGATTATGTGGAGATGAAATACCAAAACTACGATAAAAAAACAGAAAACTATGTAGACCTTGACCGGGACTTGTTTGTGTTCAACCGATTTAAGACTGCCAAGAAGAACGGCGAAGATTTAAAGGGGACCCAGGTGTTGGAGATTCCATCATCTCTGAAAAAGATTCTTATGAAATGGATTGCTGTCATTCCACGAGAGGTCGACTCATTGCTTTTCAACAGCAACTTGGAGCCTCTATCAGCCGTGTCTCTTAACCAGCGTCTCAACAAAATCTTTGGCGGGGCTAAGGGCGTAAACTCATTGCGTCATTTCTACTTGACGAGCAAGTACAAGGAGTTGATGGAAGAGACCGAGAAGATGTCGGCCGATATGGAGGCAATGGGCTCCTCCGTCGCCCAAGCTAAGAACTATATCAAAATCCACGATAAGGAGTAACTTCTTTATTCCTCTCATGCCAGGCTTGGCGCTTAGCATCGTTTTTTGCTAAATTGCGTTCTATCTTTCGTCGGGCTTTTTCTATATTGGTCATCTTTCCCCGAAGGGGCTTGTCTTCAGAGGGCAGATTGTGGTATTTTGTATCATTGGCAACATATTCTCGTTTTGTTTTGATATGGGGTTTATGATGTTCTCGATACCATTTTATATAGAAATTATCGCTATTCATAGAGGTCTATAATTTCATGTTCGAAGTTTATTTCGTCCATAATTTTCGGCGCTTCAATCCACTTTTTGATTGGCGACTTTGTTTGTTTTTTGGCCTCTCTGTCTTGTTTTTTTTGCGCCGCTTCGCGAGCTGCCTTCATCTCTTTTGGATAGATATTCTCCCAATCAAGTGTTTCAAACCCGGGTCTATAAGACTGAAAGCTCTGCGGGTGAAGCACATTGTTCAATACGCTATCAAATGAACTGCGTGTCAGAACCACTTGATACTTTTCGTTGATGTCCGCAATAGAGGTGATGTATCTTTGTTTGTAATTGTCTTCGTGCTCTTGACTTGCGAAAAAATGGATAAAGTTATCATTAAGAACAACGTGTTCATCAAACAATAACCCCCAAATGTGGTCGAGCTCTGCTTGGGCTTTTTTGATAGTTGTGATGGCGCGGGGCATTATAATTTTAGAGGCGACTTATTTATCTGGTTTTTTGGGGTTGTTGTTTAGAGGCTGAAAAATTGAAATCTTTTTCCTTGCGATTTTTGGGAGCATAAAAACAAACAACTTGATAAACTGAAAAATGAGCTGCGAAAACTGTTGCGAAGCTTTTGTTGGAACCTACGAGGGATACTATGTTAGTAAGGATGATAAAACAATGAGAGTCTGTACATGTTGCAAAAATGAATATGTTATGATGGGTTGGATTGGAATTAAGGTCCCCGAGGAGGATGAGGAGAAATGTGATGAAGAGACACTCAAGCCTGTCATCGGCGCTTGCGGCGACTGCGCTAAATGGTTTGATGAGGGCAAAGACTTCTGCAAGTGCTGTGGCTTTGATTTGAACTCATACAACCAACCTGAGGAGGAGGAGGAGGAAGAGGAAGACTGTATCTGCGAATCCGATGAAAACCCAAATCCTTTGTGCCCAGACCACCAATGCTGCTGGGCTTGCTCCACCCAGAGTGTGCCGATTACTTTGAACGAACATTCCCGCCTCTGGTTGTGCGACAAATGCAATGACAAGGGCGATTGGTGCCGAGGTTGTCATAAGCTCATCGATGAAGATGGCATGTGTTCTCCAGGCTGTGATTATTACCAATGGGGGGGAGTCTGGACTTGCCACAGATGCGACACCGAGCGCTGTGATGAGCCATACTGCAAGAAATGCTGTCATCCCGACGATATTGCCGTATATGCTTCCGAATACGCTGAGAGATGCGCTATCTGTAATTAAAAACCCAAGGAGGCAAAATGCCTCCGCTCCCCCTTTTTTTTCCTCTGCCTCTATGGTATAATGTCCAATTTAGCAATATCCCAATTAATCTATCCCAACCTGACCCACGAACAAATCATTTTAGATTTCTATCAGCTGGCATTATTTAGAGGAAATCCAAAAATGCGATTGCGAGTTGGCGCAGATTTTGTAAACTATTTCACCCACGCTGAGAGGATGAACACTGTCGGTCGTTCCGGTATTTCGTTTATTGATTTTTTAGCAAACAAAGATAACGTCCTCTCAAAGGGCTACGTCCAAAAGATGGTTGCTTGGTATGACGAGACTGAACCTTGGCGCAACGAGACGTGGGTTTTGTATCGTATCTTCAACCTCTATTTTGGGAGTATAAATATCTTACAGCCCCACATTGCGGTCTCTGTGTTTGACCGCTTCCAACCCACTTGCGTGCTATCGCCCTGCGCAGGCTGGGGTGGGTTGCTGACAGCCGCGTGTGCCTATTCTGTACCACGATGGATTGGCTGTGAAACCAACCAGGCGCTCAAAGAGCCATACATGAAAATGATACACGAACTACACAAGCACTCCTCTACCGAGATTGATATGAACTGGGTTTCTTGTCTTGATTTTGACTACTACTCGGTGGGCTACGATATGGTATTCTATTCGCCGCCATACTATAACATTGAGAGGTATACTGACCAGCCATACCGTACAAAGGATGAATGGAATGCTTTTTATGAGAAACTGTGTCTCCTCTCTTGGAGGGGGCTAATGAAGGGCGGCTGGTATTGCGTCATTGTCAGCAACGAGATATACGATGTGTACAAGAAGATTATCGGGTGGGATGCCGATATCATTATCCCGATGCCAAACAAGCGCCGGTCCGCATTTCATATTTACTCTGAGAACGTTTTTTGCTGGCATAGATAATAGAGGCATATATATATGGGGTGTTTTGAAAGATTTTGGTTTTGGTTGAATTGGAATAATATTCCGGAGAGTGAAAAAAGCATATTAAAGGATTTAGAACAGCTGAAAAATTGAAATGCCAAGATTGTTTAGGAATATATATTCCCAAAAGGATTTAAGAATATCTTATAGTATTATATAGAAATATGCCTACAAGTGAAGCACAAAAAAGAGCATCCGCCAAATGGAGTGCCGCTAATAAAGAACGCCACGACGCTTTAAAGAAAAAATGGGTCGAAGATAATCGCGCTTACGTTAACGCGATTGTGGGAGCAAACAACAAAAAATACTATTGGCGTAATAAAGAGTTCGCCATTTTTCGCCAAATCCTCCTGGACCCATAATATTTAGGAGAATCTAATCTTAAATCAAAACCATTTAGAAATAATATCTTTGTATTATTTATAACAGAAATGCCCCCATCCGCCAAAATTGAATCGCTCATCGCCGAAAACTTCGTTTTATTTACATTTAAAGCTATTCACACCAAACTCGATAAAAATAACGAGGAAAAAAAGGAACCAATTGGATTTCCAAATTGGAGAAAAATTAATACCGATAATTTCAGAGATTATATTGATACAAAAACTGATGAGGGCACTGCTATTATTACCGGTGAAATGAGCGGTATAACTGTTATTGATTTTGATGATATAGCCGAGTATGAAAAACTTGTGGCCGACTATCCAGATATTAAGAAACATCGCACAATCAAGACTAAAAATGGTGTTCATATTTATTGCCAATACACAAACAAATTGAAGACAACAACCAATGGATTCGTCTCATACGATAAGGTGGATATTAGAAATAATGATGCTATTGTTTTTGCTCCGCCAACCACCTACAAATTGAAGAGCGGTTTGATTGCCAAATATGAAGACCTTGGTGGTGAGTTGTTGCCTGTTCCCGACATTATTTTGAATGACGCAAAAAGCAATGAGCGTTCTGAGAAAAAAGAAAAGCCTATAAAAAAAGAAAAGATTGAAACACCTAAAATGACTGAAAACGACCATTTGGAAAATATTCGTAAGGCAATCCGAGAAGGAAAACTTGATTTTAAAAGTGATTCGTATAATGACTGGCGCGATGTTGGGTTCATTATCAAACATACCAGTAGCTCTGAAGAAGCCAGACAACTATTTCATGAATTCTCACAAAGAAATGAAAAAAAATATCAAGAAGAATATACCAACAACTTTTGGAATACCATCAAACAAGCAAAAGATAAACCTCTGACTATCGCCACATTTTATTCTTGGATTAAGCCAGTAAAAATTGCCAACACTGATTTGGAGGCCGCAAATATATTATTTGGAGAACTTAAAGACGTTCTCAAATCATACAAACGCCGTGTTTTTTATTATACAAACAATATCTGGGTATGCGATGAAAGCGTTGAGGGGGTTCTACTTGGATATGTAATGAACAGCGGTATCAAATCAACAGGAGTAAGAGAGGGCACATATATACCATTTGTTGAAATCTATACGAAGGCCGTCAATGTGTTGAAAACGCTATTATTGAAAATAAAAATTGAAAATGACGACCCAGAATTGTATCATAAATTTCATTCTACAACCAAGGCTAAACTTTGTTTCAATGATGGCGTTTTTGATTTTAAAAGTATGAAGTTTACGAAATGGGTCGATGTGCCCAGATTTACTATTTATTCAACACAAAAAATAAATTTTGATTTTGGAGACATCCTGATAAATCCACCACTTGCTGCTGCGAAAGAATTACAATCCAGGCTTTTTGAACCTAAGTATGGAGGTAAAGAACATACATTTTTTTGGTTTTTGAGTCGAGCCATTGCTGGACACAACGAGGACAAACGCTGGGCAACATATCTCGGTAATCGTAATTGTGGTAAGGGTGTGGAATATGACCTATTGAAGGCCGCATTTGGACCATATGTCAGCACATTTGAACTCGGTAATTTGTTATATTGCCGCAAAACAGCTGGAACTGAAAATGTGGATTGCTCAAAAAAACTTTATTGGTTGATGGATTTGGAGTTTGTTCGTTTAGCTGTTTCGCAGGAAATACCTGATGCCAAGAGTGGCATGATTGTAAATGGTAAGCAACTTAAAAAAATCACTGGTGGCGGTGATGAAATCGTCGCTCGTCGAAATTATGACCGTTTTGATACGCATTTTAACACGGACTTTACGCCTTATATTCAAGGCAACCATACACTATATTGCGATTCTCCGGATTGTGAGGAAACGTTGGTTGAGTTTGCCTCCACGGTGGAGTATTTGAAACAACAGGAATATGACAGCAAACCAGAAATGGATAAAGGAAGACGATATCGAGTTGCCGACCCAGAAATCAAAGAAAAATGCCTTACTAGTGAGTGGATTAAAGCGATGATTTATTTGGTAATTTTTTATTATTGTAAATCAAGTGTACCTATTGAAAGGGAAGCCACGAGCGAGGCAATTAATTTGCCACAGGTTCTGGAAGAGACATTTGAAATTACTCACAAAGCTGACGATATGATGCTTTGTGAGGAGGTATGCTTGATGCTTCCTGATTACGATAAAAAGAAAATAGCCATGGAACTCAGCGGGAAAAATATTCATAAGAAAAAAAATACTAAGGCTGGACCGATGCGAAATAAATGGTGTTTTGTTGGGATGAAAAAGAGGAAAATTGAGGAGGAGGAGGAGGTGGAGGAGGTGATATAATACTAATAGGATGCTCCAAATGCTCCAAGAATCCAGGCTTAAATGAAACATTTCTTTTATTGATTTTTTATAAAACAGTTTTCTAGGAAAGTTTCAAATAAGGGTTGTTTTTTGGAGCATTTGGAGCATTTTGGAGCATCATTTAAAAACCCAAAAAATTGAAAAGTGTCCCTATTGTCATTTAGAATCATACAATTCCAAATGACAGAAAATAATGAAGACGACGGCAACCTAACAAAGCTCTTAGAAATTGTAGAGGCATATCCCGATGATGGAATCGGAGATACAATATCAAGGCGATTCAAGGAGGGAATAGAGGCGCTTGATTATACAATAGAAGAGATTAGTCATTGGAAATACTGCGGTGGTTGCCACGACCAAGAATACTGGCGCCTACTCTGGCCTAGTAGAGAGTTTCCGCCTCACAGCAAGAAATGTGCCTGCGACCAAGAAATAAAATATAACTGCTGGATAACCGCTGATAAAACTGACCCAAATGGAGATATTATAACTCTTGGTCGATGTTGTATAAGACGATTCATTCCATGTCATGGAAAAACTTGCCGAGATTGTGGAGGAGGACATCGCAGTACAATGGTGGATTATTGTTCAAAGTGTATCAAAAAGCACAAAATAGAGGCAACGCGTAATCTTAAGGCTGCCAAGGCTGCCGCAGTGATGCAAAAAAAAAGAGAGGATGTTCTCTCCAAAACTGGATGCGAAAAATGCGTAGTTGCGATTATTGAAAACGGGTATAAAAAATGTTGGTCTTGTAATCAAAAAGAAAAACATCCAACAGCCGTCACTGCTGTTAGCAAGTGCCAAAAATGTGTAGAACAGAGAAAAAAAGGGTATCAGCGTTGTTTCAGTTGTAATGAAAAAAAAAAACGAGCAAAAGATTGTACAGTTTGTAATGGCACTGGTATATCATATTGGAGCGATGATGTTTTTGGTGCTTGTTTAGAATGCTGCTCTTAACCACCGGATTAATTAAACAATGATTCTGGACTCATTATTTAAATAGCATTTAACAGAAAACGCTCAAAGATTAAACTGCCGTTTAAACGCAGCGATGTTGCCATCCATGGAGGTATAATCACCCCAGCTAATATACCTACTTAATGTAGATGCTTTTTTTGGGTCAGTCCAGTCTTCGTTGACACGATGCCGGGCAATGTAGGCGGCTCTCTTTTGTTTGTCCTGGTGGTCTATATAAGTGGAGGCGCCTGCGGCGCCGAAATGAACCTTGGTCCCGTCCTTGAATGTAGCGAGGAAGCGTTTGCCCTTACGAGTGGATTTAGTAATATTCATATAATATGAGAGGATATATTATATGAAGGACCCAGAGAAACAGCACGAAGCTTGGCAGCGATGGTATGACAGCCACAAAGATGAATACAATGAAATGCGCTCACGACAAAGAGATGCTAAACGGGGATACGTGGTGAATGACTCCGTTCACAGAAGGCGTGATGAGCCGCATCCCAACCCCAATGTAAAAATTGTTGTCAGAAAGGTCATGACAGCAACCGAAAAGCGCAGGCGAAAAATAGAGTTAGAATTGGAGAAAGTCGAGAGGCGACGAGCACAATGGATTATTCAAAATAGTAAACCGGACCCACAGGCTTCTCTTCTTGTCGATTCACTTTAAACATAGAGGCTTTATTTTGCTGAGTCTTGGTAGCTCGCGCCTCCTTCTTAGGCGGAGGGGCTTCCTCCTCGGATTCGCTGTCTTCCTCATAGATGATAGTCTTCTTCTTAGGCTTCTTTTTTTTCTTGACAATGATGATTTCTTCTTCTGATTCGCTCTCCTCTATTTCCTGTACTATGGGTGGCTTTTTTTTTGGCGCCTTAACTGGCTCCTCTACAACCTTGGGGACCTTGACTTTCTTTGGCGGAGGGACGACTTCCTCTACTTCCTCTGACTCCTCATCAGACTCGGGCGGCGGAGCCGCCTTCTTTGGAGGACCGTTCAACTTCTCCTTTACCATAGCTAAGACAGCCTTCTTGGTGGGGTCGAGTGTCTTATTGCCCTGTGATTTAGCACTGGCAGCCGCCCTCATTTTTTCAAAAGAGGCAATCTGCGCTGGGCTCCTCTCCTTTTTTGATTTGGGTTTAGTAAGTGGCTCGGTATCGTCGTGTGGTTCGTTGTCATCCATGGTATATATCAGTGTGAGAAAATAAAAATGGCGTAATTAAACAACGCCCTAAATATCTGGGTATAGCTTATAATGCCACTCGATATTAGCGAAGTACCCAATGACAAGTTCAAAGCTACCAAACCAGTGAAAGAGTCTATGGATAAATACATCCCTGATATTGTAGAGGGAATCTCTCGCAGGAATGGAATGATTTATTTGATGATAGGAAGTGGTGGGTCAGGCAAGACAAGTTTACTGTTGAATCAGTTTAGAAAAGGGGGGGCTTACCATCGCAAGTTTCACCACCTCTATTTGTTTACACCGGCAATCAGCTTTCAGAGTGTGGTCAAGCATCCGTTTGAGAAACACGATAAAGTGATTAATGAATTGACACGCGACAACTTGAACGAGTTGTATGATGAATTGAAATCCAGAAAGGAAGACAGAGAGGAAGACGATGATATGGAATACAATTGTGTTATTATCGACGATATGGCAAACTCGTTAAAAGAAAAAGACGTTCAGCGATTATTGAATACGATGTTGATAAAAGCGCGCCACCTCAATACGTGCTTTATATTCACACTACAATCTTACCTCTATATGCCAAAGATGCTAAGGAAGCAAACAACGTTTGCGACGATATTCAAACCGAAGAACAGAGAGGAGTGGGATTCGCTGAATAAAGAACTCATACAGATGCGCGACGAAGACGCGCGCCAATTGTTTGAATATGCTTATGACAAAGAATATTCGCATCTAGACATAGATACCATAGAGGGAAAATTGTATCGCAATTTCAATGAACTCACGATAAAGAAGCCAGGAGATATTTAGAAAGACAAAATATCGCTATACTGTAAATGGAACACATCAATAGTATTCAAATATACCTAAACTCGCGGTATGCCTCTGAAACAGTAAGCGATAACATAGCAAACAGTATTTACTATTTGCCTGTGATTGAGATTCCAGATGGCCATCACATCTACCTCTCACTCCAAACCGCCAGTATCCCGTACTCCTTCTATTCCATCAGCGATTTCGATAACACCTTCATCTTTGGTCTCGTTGGGGACCCCGCAACCACATATTATGTACAACCAGGAAATTACACAATAAACCAACTTATAGGGGTAATCGAAACAGCAATGGGCGCATCGTATACAATAACGTATAGCAGTATAACCAGTAAACTCTTGATTACTCATGCGACAAGCAATTTTATAATATATGCCTCTACAATTAATCACATCCTTGGATTTAGTAAAACAACGAATACTACATCGGCTGCCAACCTCCTCTATGGAAGAGATTGTGTAAATCTGAATCAAATCCGCGCCATCAATGTAGAGGTAAACTTTCCGACATATAATGTCAATATAGCGCAACCATACAATCAGAACATCCTGGCAACAATACCGGTGTATGTTGCGCCATTTAGCATAATCACCTATACCAACCCCAATAATTTTAGAACCAACCTCTATGTGAATAAATTAGACCAAATCCAAATCCGGCTTTTAGACAACGAAGCGAGACTATTAAATATGAATGGCATACAATACCAAATGACGTTCCAACTAGATTGTGTGAAGTTCACCGATGAATAAAATATAGGCATACCCTATAATGATTGGCTATAAACTCCCTTTAGGAAAACAGATGATGGGCTTCAAAATGCCCCTTGGAAAAATGAGACTTGGTTCAAAGATTCCTCTATTGATGCGCCCTGTTGCCAGAGAAGTGACGGATGCCTTAGTTCGCAAAGTTTCTGGTGGTTTAGAGAGACGGGTTTTGAAACGTTAAATCTTCGGCAAAACATTTAGACAATTCCAAATGTTTTTTATCTGTGGCAATATTATAACATGATTCCCGCAAACCTCAAATTTCAGTCCAAGGTTGAGTCAGCACCCGCAAGAAGATTTCTTACGCAAATTCAGCCGCAAGGTTCTACATCCTTCGGTATGGGCGAGACCATTACCATCAATATCCCCACGCGCGCAAACACTGCTCTCATCCCCTCCGAGTCCTATTTGAAAGGCACTTTAAGTCTTTCTTGTTCGACTGCCAACGCCACTGCTGCTACTTTTGAATCAGCGGGTGTTCATGGTTTTATCCAGAGAATCCGGGTTTTCCACGGGTCAAACTTACTCGAGGACTGTGACAATTATGCCCAGTTGGCGAAAATCCTCTACGACTTCCAAGCTTCCGATGATGCGGTTAAGGGACGCCTTGCTGTTACCAGCGCAACCAACCCTCAATATAATGTTACCTCCGGAACCATTGTCCGAGGTGTAAATCGTGGTGCCACCACGGGTGTTACAACCACCGCCACCACTGTCCCCTTTGCCATTAACTTGATTTCGCTCGTAGGTGCTTTGGCTGGAGACAAGTACTTGCCGCTGTGGCAGATGAGCGCAGCTCCTCTCCGTGTTGAAATCGTTTTGAAATCATCAGTTGTAACATCTCTGATGTCTCTCGCTGGAACTGCCACTGCCCAGATTTTTTCGCTTACTGGCGTAAATTACTGCGGAGAGTTTTTAGAACTCCCTGATAGTGCAATCTCTGCTATTAATGCTGGCTCTTCTAACCCAATGCAGATGGTCTTGCCTTCTTATAGGTCGTTCACCAACAGTGCTGCCATTACCACTGCAGGAACATCAGTCAGTTTTCCAATTCCCGCCAAGTACAGTTCTCTTAAGAACCTCTTTGTCGCCACAAGAACCTCCGTGGGTGCCGATGGATTGTATCCCAACTCCCACTGCAAATATGGTCTTACCAGTTATTCTTTCAGAGTGGGTGCGGAAGTGCTACCCTCGACTCAGCCTACTACGGTCCCAGAGTTTTATTCTGAGGCTGTCAAATGCTTTGGCTCCCTTGCTGATTTGGCTTTCCAGCCCTCGGTTGATTTGGTTTCTTACGCACTAGATGTCCCGAACACCATTGCCAGTTCTGGTGATGCCTCTCTGCTTGACTCCGGTTCCTTCGTCGTTGGTATGGATATGGAAGTGTATTCCAATGCCGATAAGAGTTCCATTTTTGCCGGAACGAACACCAACAATTCCGATATCTTCTACAATGCGAATTTTACACCCGCGGGCAACGTTACCATCCTCCAAACTGCATTTGCCTCATACGACCAAGTGCTAGTCTATGAGAATGGCGTCTGCTATGCCAGATATTAAAATCTCAGCGGAATCTATAATGCCCAAAGGAAAAGTCCATTATTTACCAAGCGGTAAGATTTATCCAAGTTTTATGCCGACTCACAAAGCGGGAGAAGGCCGTCTGATGACGGGTTTAACACATACTGCAAAAAGTCAGTATCTAACACATAAGAAGCCGAAATAAACATTTATAATAATAATATAGTGTTATTATAAATGAACCAAGAAGTAGCAAAATTATGGCTCTATGGAGCAAATGTAGAAACTACAATATCCCAAATAGGAATACGAAACTCTACCAACACGGAATACACATTTTTTGTAGATTTGCGACTGGTTTTAGGCGAAACAATGTTTCAAAAATATGAGGCATTCAAAGTATATTTTGGGTTTGTAAATCTGTCAACAGGAAGCGTAGGTATTGACACGCTATTTGTAAATGGATTAAATCTAATTCCAGCGTCATATCAGGGCAAGCAAGCAGGTTTTAATACGGCAATTGATATTTTCAGTCAATCAGTTCAACAGATTGACCCCTTTAGTCTCGGTGGCAAAAATGCTAATATACAAGAGTTTGTAATGATAAAACCAGATAACGCAAAAATAGAGCTCACTATATCATTTGCTCGTGATGATGCCGCAGTTCCAACTTTATCGCTTCATACTTTTTTCTTGACATTTGCGCCATTCCAAAAAAATAAGATTTATAAAAACCCGTTCAACTATTTGTATCAAAATGAATTAGCAAACTTCACACTAACCACACAAATCTTGTCGGCAGGTGCTACAAACGCATTTGGAACAATGAACTCAACATTTACCACTTTTACTTTCACAAATGTAAATATGCGACGCATCATTGGGACGATGTGGGATAAATATGATAAGTTCAATTTGGTTTGTGCGAATATTGGAGTAGGACAAACGGCAACAACACTAAGCGCAAGCCAGCGGTTTATGTTTTTTCAAATACAGGGACTCCAATTTATTAATTGTTTAAGCACAACTACATCATCTACATTTTCGCAAAGTGTAGCATATACACCAATATTCAGATATACAACTGTATCATCGGCAGACAGTGATAGTTTTGCGGTGCCTGACAGTTTAATCAGCTTTAGAAAACCTGAATCGGAGAATGTAGATTTAGCGTTTCAACTGTTTACCTTAAATGGTGGAGGAGCGGCACTCAATTCACAAATGAACCAATTCAGTTTGACATTTGCCGTTGTGGGAATCAAAGAATAAAATATAATGATAATATAAATGCTTAGTGAAAGTGGTTCATTGATATTATCAACAAGTTCAACAACAAATCAATGCACGATTAATGCTTCAAAGTCAGACTTCACCTTCTCAAATATCAATATGCGAAATGTGCTTGGTGCTGCGTGGGATAAATATGATGTGTTTTGTATGAAAGTTGCGTCGGCAGCAACAGCGGGAACAGTAACAACTTCAAACTCAGCATACGGAGTCATCTGTTACAATATGGCGGGTCTTACTTGGGAAAATCTCCATTATGATACGGCATATATGAGTCAACAATTTGTGGCGATTGCGGCCTTTAATGTCCAGACAACCTCCGCACAAAATCAATTTATTACAAATACAGGACAGAGTTATAATTTTCGTAAATGTTCTGACATAGTGGATTTGAACTTTACAATTACGAGCGTAGAGGAAACAAGTGGTCCTGGAACTTTTGGAACGGTCCCAGCAGGTAATGTTTATAATAATGTGGCGTTTCATTTGGTATTTGAACCAGTCATACCAGGTGAGATGAATGAGTGTGCGTTTTTTGGATTCAATATGAGTTCATTAATATCATCGCAAGTAGGTCGCACAGTAAGTTCAGACCGCAAAGAGTATAATTATCCTGCGTTTGATATGAGACGCTTGTGTCGTAATTTCTGGGATAAACATGAAGATTTTGAAATCCAATGGGCGTTTAATAATAATATAGGAATTGGAAGCATAACGGGAAATGCCAGGATTTGTCTGTTTCAAATGAATGGACTCAATTTTGTCAATAGTGCAACCAAGAACAGTAATAACACAGATAGAATGGGAATAACAACAGAATCGCCAATACTAGGAACAATTATTTTCTCAACTGCGGCATCAACACACAACGCAATGATGCATTCGAATTACGCCCCAATTCAATTTAAAAAAGATAGTGACAATGTGAATCTCACAATTAATTTGAAAAATTTTGATAACTCAGCACCGTTTGCTTTTACATTTACAGGAAGCAATCCCAGAGGCACAATCGGTTTTTTCATTAAACCCATTTACAAAGTCCCAAAAGCAACGCTGTTTATAAACCCATTTGGACTCACAACATCGCAAACAAATTTGGGTATAATCAATTCTGGTGCAACGGAATTCACTCTGAATAATGTAAATATGCGTCAGTTGTGCCGTTCAATGTGGGATAAATATAAGAAGTTCAATATATTTTTAACAACAGCAATAAGTCAGATAGCAACACTCCAGACAGCAAATCAGGCATATATTTTACAAATGGAGGGGTTGAACTTTATTAATCAGACAGCGTATATAACAAGCACAGGTCAAACGCAAACGGCAACATTAGGGACAGTCACGATGTATGGGTCGACCCAACCGTCATATACATATCAATCGGCGCTCGCAACAACATTTTATCGAGACCAAGATTTTGTCAATTTGACACTGAGAGCAGTGCCTCTTGCACCTGCAACGGCATTCACAGCAAATCCGCTGAACTGTAATTTCGGTTTTACAATAGTGGGAGTTGAAGAAGATGAAGACCAAGCAAAAGAATTTACGGAAAACAGGATGCCTATTACCTAAACAAAAATATCCGACCCTTTAATATTTTCAATATTGTGTGCATGGTAGGCATCGATGGCGCCAGCAAGAGCAATCTGGCGTGGGTCTTTTGAAAACAACGCAGGTAGTATTTTGCTTGTATGTGGATTCGCAAGAGTCTTGACTGCGGGGTTCCAAGCAGACGTAGCAGAAACCACATCACCGGCAGTGCGGTAAATATTGCGATTGTCTCCGCCTTTTACTTTCTGACCTAATGTCTGACCGGAGTCTAAAACATGAATAGTGTCAGTTTTCTTGGAAATGTCCTGCGCAATTCGTCCACCTAACGAATGACCTGTGATGGCAGTATCGGCAGGATTATATTTTGCCTTTGCAAGTTTCAATGTTTCGTCTGCCTGTTTATAACGGTCAGTATCTTTGAATCCGCCAAAGACATTCTCATAACTGCGATCAAATCCTTTCTTCCATGAATTTGGAAGGAGTTTCTCAATGCCTCTTTCAATAATTGGTTTCCCTTCGTTCTTACGAATGCCCAATGCAAGTTTCAAATCGCTATTTACCCAATCGGTCAAATTGTGAGACCCTGTGACATTGTACAGGAGTTTTCCAGTGGTTGGATTGTAATAAACTTGCTGATTATCATTGGACAATTTCTTATCAATGACATACCCATATTTTTCCATTTCTTTTCCTTGTTGTTTTTCACTGGGCAAATAACCAATGCGCAAAGTGTCATACAAGGTTGGTTTTGGTGAAGGATTGTTATTCATAATATAAATAACAATGCGAATTTATTTCTTTCTCGCCTCAATATGTTCTAAAGGTGTTAGTTTTGTTGCTTCTTCGAACCATTCCTCGACCATGTAATAAAGCATGGGAAACTGTTGCAATAATCCTGGATGTTTTTGTTCAAATAAGCGTTCATAATATTCAATGTTTAAATGCATGCCGACGCCGAATCTTTCGGGTCCATAAGTGAATTCGATTTCGGGCAATTTGCAAATTAATGGGGAAATGTCAATTGTAACATCTCTTGAATTTTCTTCAGTGAACTCTGACATATATATATTATACAGAGAGATTAATTAAATCATCAATTTTCCGAACCATATCTTTATACATGCCAGCTTTGTTTTGAAACAAAGAATCATCGGCATCAATGGCAAACGTCACACTAAAATCATCATAGTAATCGCGCATGGTTTGCAGAGTCGTGTTTTTAGTATTTGGTGGAATATTCCCAAGTCCATTTAATTGCAAAAATTGGTTTCTAGTTGGTTTGCCTCTTTGTATTTTGGGAATGGGTTGGAATGGTGCTCCTCCGCCGATTGGAATGACTTCTTCTTCTTCACCCTCAGCAAATAGTTCTGTTTGAACTTCAGGGGTTGCTCTTGGACCACCTTCATTTAAAGTTTCGGTGAAAGTTTCCTCTTGAATATCAGGAAGCAAAATTTGAGTTGTTTGTGTAAAGGGGTCAGTCCTTTGTCCAGCACCAGGGTCTTGTGCGCCTCTAAAACGCTCTAATATAGGATTCATGATTCCGCCAAGTCTTGTAATATCAGCAAACCGCTGCCCTTGTTGTTGTTCAATATCTGCCAATCGCTGTTGTGACACTTCGGCACGCAAAGCAGCAACACCGGCAGCATTGCGCTCTGTAATGTCTGCAATTTGTTGCTGGGTCATGCCAGGTTGAATTTGTCTCAATGCAAATAAATTGGGATCCCCTCTGCCAGGTTGACCTTCCAGTGTTTTAACATATCCGGGTCCCATATCGCCATCTTGGCGTATATCTTCAGGAGCAGCAGTTCGTTTTGCTCGTTTTTTTCTTTTTTCCTTAAATACGCCCAGTTTAGACAATTGCTCAATCATTTTGACCATGGAATCTGTTTTTACAGATATCTTGTTGTAATTTGAGTTGTTGGATGCCATTATATTATATAGATAATATATTATAATGAGTATAAGCAATCTTGATTACACATCATATAACTATTTAACAAATTTGGCGTCTGTCAATGCAAATGAAGTCAATACAGATGTTTTGACTAAATCGGACCCAGACATAAGTGATTTGCAATTTGATATGTTGGAGGGAATAGATACAAATCAAACAATCCAACAGCAAATAAATGGTATTGTTGCTGGTTTAGAAAGTGTTGGATACTGGGGCGCATTTTGGAGTAACATAGACCAAACCAATGCTGGTGCGACAAGCACAAATTTCATGACTGTCAATAATAGCGATCCCAGCAACAATGGAGTGCAAATAGGTTCCACTAGTTCACAAATCAAAGTATTGCATGATGGCGTTTACAATATTCAGTTTTCGGCACAATTTGACAAAAACGATGGAGGCAAAGACAACGTGGAAGTATGGTTTGCCAAGAATGGAGTAAATATTCCCGATTCAAACAGTCTTTTTTCGTTGGAGGGCAATCATGACAAACTCATAGCAGCGTTGAATTTTATGCTTACACTAAACGCAAATGATTATATTCAGATTGCGTGGCATTCAGCAGATCTAAATATGTTTTTACATCATGATGCGGCAGGTGTGTCTCCAACAAGACCAGCAACGCCGAGTGTAATAATAACGGTTCAGCAGGTGACAAATGCATTGACTGGACCTACGGGGGCAACAGGACCAACGGGACCTTCTGGAACAAATGGAACCAATGGTGCAACGGGAGCAACGGGACCCACAGGACCATCGGGAGGACCGGCGGGACCAACGGGACCAACAGGACCATCTGGCGGACCTACAGGACCTACGGGACCTGCGGGTTCCAATGGTTCGAATGGAGCAACAGGACCCGCAGGACCAGCAGGAGATGGTCCAGTGGCGTATTCGGCGCTAGCATTAGCAACCACAACTGCGGCAACACTAGGAGGATATATTGTAAGCAATAATGCGTCACAGGCGGCGCAAGATGTGATAATTGCTACAAACACGGCAGATATCGCCACAGATGAAGCACGCATCAC